TCAAATTAGTGTGGCTTTTCCAGCAACCATTAAACAACAAAAGAATGCTATTGAGAATCATATTAAGAAAGCCAAGAAGCAAGCTGATAATATTATTCTGGAAATACCATCTTCTGTTGCAAGAACAACGATTCACAACACTATAACCAACTATCTGTCAAGAAGTAAAAAAGAAAGAACCATTATGGTACATTGGAAAAATAAGTTGATAATCTATAAATAAAAATGTCAGGCGAAAAGCCTGACATTGTAGGAGGTTCCGGTCGGGGACGATACCTTCGACCAGAACCACTGCAAATGTACAACATATCATCGAATAAAACAAGCAAATGGATATAAAAGATTACGTAGAGCTCATAAAAAGCCAAAGAAAGGAAATAGATCTACTCATGAGACGGCAGCTGCCTATAAAGATTGGACGTATGGCAAAGGACCATTTCCAAGAGAATTTTCGTAAAGGTGGTTTTGTGAATAATGGCTTGCAGCAGTGGCCTAAGAGTAAGCGACAACTGTCTGGTACATCATCAGCAGCTGCACAATACGGTCCGTTGCTTTCTGGACGTAATCATTTGTTTAGCTCAATGAAATATACTCCATCTGATTATCGTGTAAAGGTAGCTAACGAAGTGCCTTATGCTGCCATACACAACGAAGGGGGTACTGTGAAACCTACAGTTACACCAGAGATGAGACGTTTTGCATGGGCTATGTTTTATAAAGCTTCGGGAAAGAAAAAAGGAAAAAGAGGACCTATGCTAAACAATCCAGATGCAGAACGATGGAAAGCATTAGCTCTGACCAAGAAGTCTAAGCTCACGGTGAAGATGCCAAAGCGTCAGTTCCTCGGAGAAAGTGCCGAACTAAGAAAAAGCATTAACGATAAAATAGAAAAAGAACTAAGTAAAATATTAGGTATATGATGGAAGAAATTATAACTTCAATACTCAATCTCATCAATCGTGAGATGCCAGAACTTTCGCTTGTAGACGAAGATTACGGACAGTTGGAGACAGTTGAAGACACTTACCCTGTTACTTTCCCTTGTGCTCTCATAGGCAATATGGAAGCAGACTGGGAAGACATAGGTTTAGGTGCGCAGAAAGGAATAGTAACGTTTACCGCCCGACTTGCTATAGACTGTTACAATGACACGCACATTGGTTCGGGCACAACCGAAAAGGTTGCAGAGCGTTTGCGCTTGGCAAACCGCCTATATACTACATTACAAGACACTACTCATTGCGACAATATGGGTACATTATATAGGACAAAGAGCAGAAGCTATTCTTTGTCTGGAATGATTAAAGTATATGAGTATGTATTTCAGTTTGAGTTGCACGATGACAGTGCAGCAGAAAGGTAAAAGGGAAAAAGATTCCTTTTACTTTTGGAAAAGCTCCAGTTGCCGTGCTGTTAGTCGTGGCATTCTTACTTTAGGAACAGGACGCAGCTGAATGTCTTTTATTTCACGACACTTGCGACGAATAATGCTCATAATACGCTCTTCAGAGATAAAGAACTCTTGCTTTGAAAGAATTGTAAGCGCATCATCGAAACGGAGGCGTCGTTCCTCCGTCCAATAATAGTAGCGCCTACACAGTGCTTCGTCGCGCAACTCTATGAGTTCTTTATCTCTCCCTTTTCCCATTATGTGCAAATTTAACAAATAATCACTTTATTTGCAAGCAATTACACGTTTTTGTCGCTATAAAGGAATGAAAAAACGCCCATTTGTGTGTTCGTACACACAAATGAGCGTTTATTGCTTGTATTTACTCTTTCGTTGGTTTACATTCTGCAGAAGCTTGGCTCTACACGTTCCCAAACATTTGTCTTTGGATTCTTCTTGTAAAAGTAGTAGTTCACGGCATTCTTCTGCACTACATTCGACTCCTTGAATAGTGTCATAATCTCTGAGTATTCTTCATCGAACTTATCCTCCAACTCATACAGCTTAGAGATACTTTTGTAGTCGAGATCGCCCGCCTTATTGCGTTCCAGTAGTGTCATTGCCATTTGATACATTGGATCGTCGGCACCCTTTTCGCTCTGCTGCATATAACGCTTTAGATATTCTATTAGGCGTTCTGCAGCAAGGTCGGCGCGTTCGTCAAAGCCTTTCACCTTATTACTTGCTATCTCCAATCGGAAGTCGCCATCTGTAATTGTGTAGCTACGTTGTTTGTGGCTGCGTACCTGTCCATAATCGTGCATAACACTTACGAAACTCTCTACTTCATCTTGTAGCCAATCGTGGAAGCCACGTACGTCTGTAACGATACTTATTAAGCGTTGCCACACATCGTGCATCATCTCAGCACGTAGCCCCTCATAGGTCTCACGGCGCTCAATGCGACTCTGCTTTTCTTCGTTCTGCAACTCAGCGAGCAGCTGTGCTCGCTCTTCCGGACTCATGTCTTTAATGTTCACTGTTGTTTCCATTGTCTTTTTTCTTTCTGATAATTATTCTTAGTTTAGTATTTAAGCTATTGAGTTCGTCTGTTGTTAGTTTTCTGAATTGTTTGCCTGCTATGCGTGGATCTTTACAGAAGGCATCTACACGGTTCCAGTCTGTTGTGTCTATTCCGTATATCTGCAGCTGGTGAAGTACTCCGCTACGTGCTTTGCGTAGAATATCATGCTGCTGCCGTCTTCGTTCGTCGTATCCTGTAATTTCTTCCATCTGTCTACACATAGAATCATACTCTTGTGCTGTCATTTGGCGCAGATGTTCAGTTCTGCCTTGTGTAAACTGATAGACCAACGTTTCCTTGTCGGCACCAGGCATCTTCTTTAGTAGCGTATAGAATCGAGCGTAGCTCCTGTTTTCCCCCATAGCTTATCTTCTTTCCAATCTTTATACGCCTTACGGCCATTCGCAACAGCTTCAGTCAACTCACCCTTTATATCATTCACTTTAAAGAGTGGTATACCATGAACGCTCACGTAAAGCTCTCCATTAAATTCCATTACTTGCACGGCTTCACGTGCTTCAGCATCGAGCTGTGCTTGTCGCTTTTCCTCTATGCGCTCTGCACGTTGTTCATGCCATACTTGCAATCTGCGTTTAATTTCGTCTAAAATTGTAACCATAATCTTATTAATTTTGAATGTAATACGTCTGAATTAATTTCCCGTTCCTTTTTATGAGCAACTGGGCATGCTCGCCATCTCTCAAGAGATAGGACGTTATGTTGCTTCTCACTGTAATGTCTCTTCTATCGTAGAGTTTGTTAATGAACCAATCTACAAAGTCTTTCAGCTCTTGCCATCCTTTTTCACTGTCTTCTATATCTCGTGAAGAAAAAGCCTGATTAATGGCGTGTTGTAGTTTTACCAGCCATACAGGCTTATCGTTCGGCGTCATTGAATATGATCTTAATCTTCCCATAGTCCATGTCAATTATATAACATATTCAAACTCTCTAAACAATACAAGGACAGGTTCACCAACTCCCATTACCCATACACCTCGCTCATTGTCTTGTCCTTTAGGAGGTGCAATAATCATATGTTCACTGCCTGGAACAAGGTTCTTGAAAGCAGGACCGAATGCTGTACACCGGGTGATTTTAATTTTGTTCTTTTTACTCATTTTGCTATCTTATTTTTACTTGGTTTCCATTCGATTCTTATAACTGCGTCAAGGCGTCCGCTACCGTTGCATATTGGGCACTCTTTCTTGTAGGGTTCCTGCATGGCATCTTCTTTCCAGTGATAGCCGTTACCTTGACAATACGTGCATTTGAAGTCTTTGCTTTCTATGGCTTCTCTCATCCAACCACCTGGGCTCATACGTCCTGGTGTAATCTCTATTATTCGTCGTTCTTTACTCATTGTTTTGATTCCTTTATTGATACATTTGTATTAAGTTGCTGACTCGTATGTGTCGCGCTCGTGACTCGTATGTGTCACATTACTGATTTGTAGATGTACTTCCCCAATACACATTTGCTCTTTCCTCCCAAATGGTGTAATACCCAAGGCTCCCGAAGTAACGTCCTTTGCTGATAGCTCTGTAGCCTTCCACCCATATCTTCAGTGCGGCATCATACATAACGCTTACTGCCGTGCGACCTGAAGGCTTGTTGCCGTCTGCCTGACTGATAAAAATGAGCAGCTTATCACGATGTTTAGCTTTGAACTCCTGATACTCCTTAAAGCTCATCTGTGTGTACTGAAAACTATCAATGACCACGATGTCTGGGCTTTTGCGTTTCTTAAGGCGTGCATCAAGGTCTTCCATACGCTCACTGATGAGGATAAACCTCCGTGCAACGTCTTGCATACCTGCTTTCATAATTGCATTCTTCATTGTCAGAGAGAAACCCTCTTCTAAGGAGTTATAAGCAACTCTCCCATATTTAGCTAATTCTTTACAGAGTTTCATTGTAAAGCTGGTCTTACCGCTTCCACTTCTTCCCCAAATGAACCATACACCACCTCGTTCTGGTGCTCCGAAAGCATCTGCCCAGTCGCCTTCAAATGGATAGGTCTCTTTCTTCATACGTAGCATATCGGTTACTGACATTGCTCTATCCATTATTTTGAGGTCTGAACGTTATTTGAATGGTGTTTTACCGCTGTTTGAGCAGCTATAAGCTTCACTCTATGAATACTTTTCTTTACACGTCGTAGGTCGAACTCGTATTCTTCAGAGTCTTTCACCACTTCCGATATACGTGCTTTGTCCGTTACTCCGTTTGCCATACAAACCGCATAGACATCGTGAGCACCGGTCCGCTCCAGTTCGAAGAACTTGCGACCGATACGCGAGTGTATCTCGTTATATCCACACTTGTTGTAGCGCAGTCCCATTGTCATACGACGCTTGATATAGCTTGTAGAGAAGAAGACGATACCACACTTATCCTCCAGACGATTGTACAAGTCGATGAAGTAGTGGAATACTCGCTCTGGCAACTTGTCTGCCTCGTCGAAAAGCAACAGTGGTGCCTGCATCTGAATAAGGTCATCAATGATTCTGTCGAGTAGCTCTCTAATGCTGTAACCTTCTGTACGCTGACCGATACGGCGTGCTATCTCGCGAATAAAATCGCTCTTTTTCATATCTTCTGAACACAAGATGTAGAACACCTCGCCATGCTCACTTGCATATAGCTTAGCTGTGGTTGTCTTTCCGCAGCCTGCTTCACCAACTACCCACGTAACGTTCTTAACCATCTGAGCATCGTTCATAGCGAACACCATCTCCTGATAGGCTTTTGTTTCTACAACCTGCCAGTCTGTGCCTGCCGTGGTGCCCAACTGTGAAGCAAGGTTGCGCCACATATCGTCGCTAATGTTTTCCCACTTGCCCTGCAGAATGCTGCTCACAGTTGCGCTACTTGTTCCTGTAAGGCTCTGTGCAGCCTTGTTCTGACTTGGGTACTTACTGACGTATTGTCTCAAGCACTCCTGTATCTGACTCTTTTCATTTTTTGTTAGTTTCATATCGTTATTCTTTTATTAATTGTTCTTGGTTCAGTGAGGCATTGCCTCGCTGCTTATAATTTCTCAGCTACCGAAGCCATATCAACCACAGTTGTCTCAACCTCCGCCCAGTCTTCAAGACTCACTTGCTTCGTCTTTCGTCCTATCTTATACTCTTCAGGCTCTTTGTTATAGATGCCTGTACGACGTTCAATCTGTCGGCGTTCGGCTGCTGTCATACCCTTAGGCTTTGGACTACGCAATCCGTGCTGCTCTGGCATTACGCCGTGAGCCTTTTCAATCTCACGTCCTGCAACGGTGCGCTCAATGCGGTCTGTGGTATTCGCAGCCTGCTGCTGTCTGATGAATGCAGCCTCGCCTTCTGTCTGCTCTTGTATCGCACGATGGATAACAACGTAGGGCTCTGCTACTCGTTCAAATCTCAGACTGCCGTCAGCCTCTTTTTTATAGAGCCGAACGCTTCCGAAGTCGTAAGGATCATACTTAATAACGAACCGCTCGTAAGTGTGCTGCCTGCGCCACTCGTGGTCTGGCACACCTGGCTGGCTCATCACCTCGTATTGTCGCTTCTCCTTCTTAATCGTTACGCTTATGCCCTGGTCGGTGAAGGTGCTCATACGCTTAGCCGTTACCCAGAACATATCCACCATATCGTGTGCCGTAACCTGCTGCGTCTCCTCATTCACGCTGCTGCCGTAGGCTTCCTGCCGGCTCTTGCCGTATGCAGGGTGCGCCATCTCGTTCCACTCCTTAGTAGCCTTTGCGTAAGCATCTTTTAGTTCCTCAAGCGTATAGAGTGAGTCTTTGTTTTCCTCTATGAATTCAAGGTTCGGACGGCTCGACATCTTCTTTGCCGTAATGTTCTGACCTGTGAAGCGCCAATCCTTATGCAGCACTTGTTGTTGGAATCGGCCGAACACCGCCTCAATGGTCTTTGATTCGCCGTTATAAGGTTGCGTGGTCCTATGCACGTGACAAAGCTTCTTAAACAGTCCGTCAGCGTCCAGCTTCTTGTGTCCGCCTTGGTTGTCGTGAACTATTTCGTAAGGCTTGTGCTTGCTGGTCTGAATTGCCATGCGATATGCGTGATATTGCGCCTCGTAGTCCTCCGTGTCGCTGATATGCCAACCAAGCATCACCTCACTCATCGCATCAATAACTACATAAACCTGCGTGGTGCGCACCTTACCGTTCTCGTCCTGGTAGTAGAGGTTCAGCTTCGTACCGTCGCCATACCACAGCGCATCACGCTTCGTTGGCAATGCCGTACGGTGCTTGCGTCCGAACTTCTGTCGTGCTGCCTGCTCACCATGCACAGCATCGTACCATAGTGGCATAATCGCAGCACTATTCAACCATCGTTTCATACCACTAAGGCTTTTCAGTGGCTTCCAGCCGTTTGCTTCTGCCTGGCGGTTTGCCTCTTCAAAGAGCTGCGCATCGGTGTAGACTGGAACTCTGCAACGCTTCAGTGCGATGAGCAGCTGTCCGAACTCGTCAGTAATCTTCTGCGTGTTCTTATTGCCCACCTTACCACTGATAAGGCTCTTATACCCATCTGCTTTGAAAGCCTTAATCTTTGCCTTCAGTCGTGCTTCATTCTGTGGAAGGGTGTGCTGATACTCTTCGCGCATAGCTTCAGAACTCTGATAGATTACCTCCCAAGCCCCTGCAGTGCTGCCGTTCAAACTCTGACGGATTGCTCTGCGTTGTGCCATCATTTTCAACAGCTCTTTCAGAACACTCGCATTAATGGTGTACTCTTCAATGAGTTTCTCTGTAAGATGTTCCTGCTTGCCGTTTTTCTCGTAGGTGAAGTTTTCAAAGAACTCGCGTGCCTCTCCGTCAAGCCGTATGCGATCACGCATCATTGCTTCCTTCATACGCTGCTCTGGATCACCGTATCGTTCCATATACCGAGCCTTGTATTTCTGAGGGATGGAACTCCATGCGTAGAGTGCCTGACCGCCCTCGCCACCTCCACGATGTACGCTGACAATATTT